GTATTACTCTTGACCAGCTAATGATTTAAAATAATCTAAATCATCGTCACCGCCAGAAGCAATCTTAGCATCAATTTCATTTAATGCTGAATCGTTAAAATTTTCAACGACAACATCTTCAGCTTTAGTTCTTGGTGCTACTTCACCTTCAAAACCTAATACTTTATCTAAACGAGTTTTTAATACTTCATAGGGTTTAAAGTGTTTTGGATCCAAGAATTCTTTTAATGAATGTTCTTGTTTCCATAAAGTTTCAAGTTTTGCATCATCGCCATCAAGTAATGCTGATTTATCAGCAAATTCTGATTTATCATAGTTACGATAGCCTTCAACATTACGAATCTTCAATTTAAAGTTTGCACCTTCCCACATATCAAATGGGTTAACGGGTGTTTCATCCGCAAATTCTGGATTCATCGCTTCAGTAATCTTGTCAAAGATTTTCTTACCAAATTTATAAATTCTAATTTGGCCTTCATTTTCAGGATTGCTTGGGTCAGAAACCACATAGACATTCGCTACATAATTTAATCTTCGTTTTTGCTTACGAGCGATTTCTTTATTTGCTTCAATGCCAGAATTCCATAGAGTTGAATTATACTCTGAAACTGGATCTTTTTGGTTAAGTGTTGTGAGAGAGTTCTCAATATACCAACCGCCTGGACCTTGGAAGCCATGAGAGAAAACTCTTACCCATGGTAATGCGTCTTCACCATCTACAGCTGGTGCCGGTAGAAAACGGATAATAGCCATGCCATTACCAGCTTTATCTACTGTGGGTTGCCATAAACGGGTGTCTTCTCGTGAACCGGATTCGGTTGTTGATTGGGTTGTTGCTTCAATCGCTTTTGTTAATTTTTCTAAACTAGAACGATTGCGTTTGAGTGATTCAAAGTTGCTCATTGTATTACCTTTCGTATGTAAATGTATGTTATTGTATAATTGTATTTCGTTTTATCCACAAACTACCATAATATATCTTATTTAGTCTTCTGATTTAATACTTCTTTCAGAATTAACCTATATCTTACACTATCTTGAGGCATAAATGCGGTATACTTAAGCACAGTTTTACGGTATTCGGGCCATCGGATAGTATCCGATATATTCTTTGACCACATCGGAAAGAAGTTGAGTAACATATTTAAAATACATAAGGACTCAATCTCAATTTCTTTTTGTAATGATTTGGTCAAAAGAATCGGGTAATCACCATTGGTTATCAATAGTGCATTTGGGTTATCTAACCCTTCAAAGATTTTTTGACAATCTTCTTTGAACATATAGGATACAGCCTGATGATACTTTTTGTGTTTAAGGTATCGTGTATCAGCCTCTCCTCCTAAAAGATTACCAATCCATAAATTCTCATCTTCAATCAAATTAAATACAATGAAGTCAATTAGTTCTTCTTTTGTATTAAACTTGCGTGATAATTTATAGAAGTGATACTTATCTTTACGATTTTCAAATGAAGTTATGGTTACGGATGTTTTGCCGTTATACTTAAAGAAGTCATAAGCCTCTTTGGTGAAATGAAGCTTTAGAGCTTGGAATATTGCAAAAGTTTCATAACCAGTCATAATTTCTCATCATAATAAAGTGGGAGTTTTGTAGAGTTCTCCCAACTCTTTTATACTACCACCAACCGGTGATTTTGCCAACTAACTCAACTACTAATACAGCAAGCGCTACATTAGCTAATAAATTAACATCTAAAGTGACTTTAGGCATGTTATACTCCTTTAAGTTAATTTGCTATTTTGAAAATCTTATGAGATAGCAACGAAACTCATATTGGTAAGCGTGAGCTTTTTTCTTTAAGTAAATTGTTGTCCATAGCATTCATCTCAATCTTTGATTTAAGATTTGCATTGATGAGTGTTGCGGCCACTTCAATTTCTAATCCTGTTTTCTTACAATGTTCTACGATAGCTTCTATGTAATTATAATCTGTGTTTGCTACTAAACTATCAATAGCACGGGAAAACTTATTCATTTCTTCTTTTGTTGGCATATTATTTCTTAATTGATATAGGTTGGTCGGAAGCTGATGTTTTGCCTTGTTTTGAATACGCATATGCAACACAAACGGTGTCAGAGTGTGAAGCATAAGAACATCTTACTGATAATGGATCAATTCCCTTTTCAATGGCTTCTGAAACATTCTTTGACATCAATAATCGGTCATGAGCGTAATAATACGCAACACCACCAGTGATTGATAATAAAACAATTGTTAAACAAACAAAAAAGATTGCACTTACTTTAACGGCTTCTTTTACTTGTGTCATTATTTTGATTCCTTTTTATCATAAAATTTATGCCGACCAATTTGTGTTAGATAGGTCACATTTCTCCATTTTGGATTGACATAATCTGCATGATAAAATAAAGCACCACGGCTTGGGTCTTCTATCTTATCGTGATTGGCATAAACATATACAGCTAACTCACGAACACTATTATACAACGAATGATTGAAGTGTGTCAAGGATTTAACATCAAATTTGCCTTCACATATCCAAGAAAATTGGCAAGTTGATTGTGTTTTTTGTTTAACTACACCACAGATTGTATTGGGAAATATTCCGCTTTTAACACGGTTCATGGTGACCATGCCTACGGCAATTTGGCCTTTTTTTGATTCGTGTCCTGATTCAAAGTAGATATTCTGTGCTAAGCATTCTACTTGTTGTTTTGCTTTTGGTGATAAATCGTTATAACTAATTTTAACTGGCATTGGATTTATTTGAGTTGCCATTACACTACTAAATCCTAAAACTATTAATACTGATATAAATGTTGCAATTACTATTGTTGATGTGCTGAGTGTATAAGTTCTCTGCATAGTATCTCCTTTTAGTTAAGGGCTATAAAACGCCTTTGGCTATACGGTTGAGCTAGCTTTTTTCGTTGTTACTGTCGGTTTAGAATCTATATTAGAAACAAAGCCATTAAGTTCTTGTGCTTTGGTTATAATATCTTTTTCTGATGGATATGTTGGGAAACCTGGATGGTCTGGTATTGATCCGCCATTGAGTTTTGCTACTTCAACTTTGACTGACCAATCATTACTGATTTGTTCTCGCTTGCTTCGGTAATCCTCTTCAAGCATTTCTTTTGCCATTTTTAATAATTCAAGGCGAATTTCAAACGGTGTCATATTTGACATTTACTTCTCCTGTGTGTTTGTGTTTGTGTTAATAACCGATGTGTGTGTTTGGTTATTATCTTTATTTAGTATATTTTTATCTTTGGATCTATCTTTTTTAAAGATATTATCCCAATTACTATCAAACTCTTCCTGACTTATACTAAACGGCCTAGGTTTAGAACCTTTGCCACCATTTGATTGTTTAGCCATATTAGAAACACACCATGACCAAAAATACAATTGCAAAAACGATAGCTAAAATTAAACCAACATATTTAATAATCATACCAATAACTTCACCTAAAAAAAATAATATAAGTCCTAAAAAGGCTAATCCTAAAAAACTTAATTTAATTAAAGATTCCATAATGTAATTCTAACAGAATCAATCAATAATGTCAAGCATATTCTTCATTAATGCCTGACCAATAATAATCAATATATTCATTCAATGGTTTTATGTAATCGTGTTTTTGTTTAATCACAATTTGAGAACCACCTTCAACTAAAGCAAACACCAAAACAATTTGATTAACAACTTTACCGGTCATTTCTTCAAACATTTCAGCATAGGCTGTTGTTTGCATAAAATAGTTTTGAATCCAATCCTCATTCTTTTCTTTTGAAGATGTTTTAAAATCAATGACTGATAATTCGCCATTCCATTCGGCAATACAATCAGCTTTGCCTGCAATCTTTAATTTATCTGAAAATAAAGGACGCTCAATTGAATAAATTGTTCCTATATTTGCATCTAAATGGGATTTAATCTTAAAGAATAATTCTTTTGTATCCGGCATAATCATTTGCATTTGCTCTTTTTCTATTTCATTGAGCAAATAACTTTCACATACCGAATGTAGTTTGGTACCACGACTTGATGCTTGTGTGGATATTTTATTAGCTACTTCTTCACCAACTCTTTTACGCCATGAAAGAATAGCCTCTTTTGAATAAGGTGACAGAACCGTTGTTACGGATGGATAAACATCTCCATTAGGCGTAACATAGGTTCTGCCCTTATTTGTTGTTTCTGATTTAAGCTCAAAGTCCAGCTCAGGTAACTTCACATAGTTAAACATAATATAACTTTCTAAAAATTAAAACTTAATAGCGTAACCTGCTGAAAGTCCATTGAATTCACTATCACCAAATGCTCGGTCATAGCCCGCTGTAATGCTTTGTGTATCAGTTAAAGCATATTCCGCACCGATGCGAGCGGTATGTGTCATGTCATTTTTATTATTAAATGAATCACGATAACGATATCCAGTTTTGAATATTACCTTGTCAGATAATTTCCATTTTAAACCAGGTTCTAATGAATAATATAAATGACTGTCATCTTGTGACTTAACGCCTAAGGCTGTTCTCATATAAAAGAAATCATTATGCGGTGTAGCTCCGAATTCAAACCTTGTTGCTGTATTTTTATCGTAACCATTTTGGTCACGATATTGACCATTCACATCTATATTAAAATTGTTTGCTAGTTTATGAACCTGTGTGACATTAATACCGTTACGATTAGGATCATTTTTGTTATCACCAACAGTATCACGATGTATCAATTGAATATGTGCTACATTTTCTTTATCTGCAGCTTGAACATTCCATGCTGATAGTAAAGCAATTACTAATAATGTTTTTTTCATCATTTGTTTCCTTTTGTTATTTTGTCAACATGTTTCTTGACGATTTGTCTTGTCTTTACATCTTTAATGGATTTTTTACCGTATCTATCAGCAAAGGTGCTCGTAGGATGAGCCTCTGCTACTTTAGATAACACTTCTTTAAAACCATCAGGTACTTTGTTTTGTTTAGCATTAGAAGTAGAAACTCCTGATACCAACATAGGTGCTTGAATAATGGTGACCATGTGTGGATTTTCTTGAAGATAATCCTCACGAGCCGCCATACTCATAAGCCTTTCATGTATTTCACCAGTATTCGTATCACGAAAAAGATAGGTTGGCATTATTTAATCCATTTTTATACCATGTAGGTATATCTCGTTTAGTCCATTTTGCGAAATGGCTCTTTCTTTCAACATAGTATTTATGGTAAGATGCTAACGAATCATTGGCAATTTTACATTCATCTGGCATAGCCGGTGTTGGAGGATAAAATTCACCACTCGTTATATTATTTGGTGGTGAATTCAATACATCCTTTAATCGGCTACATGCGTGCTGTTTGCCATAGCGAAAAGTGTATTCTTCTAGGAGATACAGCCACATTTCAAACAGCCACATGTAGTTCTTTAGATTGGCACGAACCCATATACCACTTGGGTGGTTCATATGAGAGGCCTTCATCAATCTTGTTTCACGATTGGCATCATCAAGACGCCATCGTTTAATATTTCGGTTGTTAGCCGTTTTATCTATATAACTTTGACCGTCAAGCACACGATGAGCGGTTGACATCAATTGAGCATACTCAATAATCATTTTAACAACATGCTTATCAAGGTGTTCTTGAGCACATTGTTTAGGGTCGTTATGTAAATAAAATATATTCATAAAAATAGGGGTAGGGCACCATTACGGGTGTTTAAAACTAGCCCATGACCGATATCTCGGCTTGGGCTAAGTTCCCTATGGTCTAACTATTAAGCAGCTTGTGCTATAGGTTGGTCTACAACCACTTGGTCAACTGGTTTTGAATTCAAATCAGCTAACTTTGAGATTGATTGTTTTTTAACAATAGCGCCTGGTGTAAAACCAGAGCCAGTAACACCAACTCGTGTCATATAGTCCTTAACTTGGTCTACATTCACTAATTGATAGGCGGTCACTTTACGACCTGTCTTAATAGCTCTAACCACACCATTAGCTACAGTTTTAATGTGCCAAATATAGGTTGAAAGACGGTACATGTAAATTTCTTTGCCAAGCAAGGTATCAATTTCTTCAATCGTAACTGGCTTACCAGAAATCATAAGGGTTAGAAGCTTTTGAAACGGCTTCAATTTCATTGTTTTTGTTTTTGTTGCTTTACTCATAATATAAAACTCCTTTTTTATTATTGAATGTCCATTATAACACAGTTTGGCAAATTTGTCAAGAGCGGATTGCCAAGTTTGCCGCTATTCTTCTTTACAGAAACTATCAAATTCTTCATAGTCGCCCGAAAATATGGTTTTGCCATAATAATCTTTCACATCAATTCCATGGTTAAAAATATGGTACTCATACTCTTGGCCAGAATCTTGTTCCAAATCTGGTTCATATAAGTAAAATTGGCCAGGTTCGGTTTTAAAGTTAGCGATTAATTGAGCTGCAAGGCAACCCATACCATTCGCTACTTTTGATTTCTCATTAGCACCTAAACCATTTACCAATCTAATTGGCTTCAAAAAGTCAATAAGTTCTTGGCCATGACCTGATGGATATCCATCAAATTGGCGATACATACAAACCAAAGGTTTGGTTTCTCGGTCACCGCCATACACATAGGTTAAACTTCGTGTTCCCATAATATAATACTCCTTTTCTTAAGCAGCTTTTAACATAAAAACTGGATATTTCACAAAACCACTTGTATCTTTTTTAGCTCTACCTTTGGCATATAAACCAACGATAACACCTTTTGGATCCAAGAAGCGTAAATCTGAATCATCGCCATTAAAAACTGGTCTGCCAAGATATTCGGCAGGCATTGGTAATGT